AGCCAATACTTTTTCTCCAGGACGGATAAAACCATCTCCTCCTGAGGCGCTTTACGTTTCAAAAGTGATCGCCATGTTCTCTTACAAGGTACAACACTGATTTTTTCCTTCTTCTTTCTTTTATCTTCCGCTTTTTTTATATTCAGTGCAATTCCCTGTGACCTTAATCGCTTTACCTCGTCCCTAATAGTAGAAAGTTCCTCCTCCCTTCGAAGATCGTAGCCCGACGGCTTCTTTACGACAGGGAAAAGATTGTCAACCTGAACTTTACTTCTAGAAGGACCCGAGAATAAAGCCTTCCGAATCTTCCTGTCCTTGCGGCAAGCCGCGACATGTGGATAAGGAAGTTTTTCCAAATGCTTTTCCTCCTGAAGAGAAAGAAGTTTTGCGTTCGCTCTGACGATCCGCACAAAACCGGGGACAGTCCTAGATGCCTCGAAGGCGAGCCCGAGGACATCTTCTGTTTCTGGTTTCATGTAAATTGCCGAAGCATTAGTCTTCTTCTCTTTCATCTGACCGCCGCTAGAGAAAAGAGTTGAGTTGATCTCAGCGATTTCCGCCGAGACCATGCTCTTCTCTTCATTGACAGATAAACCTATCTCAGCGCCGTTGCGAACCACAGCTGAACGGAGATCAGTTCTTTCTCTAGGTTCACGAATAAGGAGGTCATCCCCATTAATCTTGCACCTGTGTGAAGACCACTCGACAAAACTGATCTTGCGGGCAAGATACAGATCAGTAAGGGACATATCGACACAGGTTTTATTAATGAGGCAAAGCAAAGGGAAACTCATCACACTCCCCATAGGCTGTCCGCGGTTGAAATCCTGATATCCCTCCGGATAGTCAGCACCAAGAAGCTCCGTCTCAAGGTCAAAAAGACGGAGATCGCCGAGGACCCGCAAACATCTGGCCTGCTCGAAATCCAGATCGATTGCGGTGCTTATCAGTTCTTCAATAGCAGTCTGAACGTAGACTTTCTTAATTGAATCGGTAGCAGCAGTGTAGTCGAAACTATTGAAAGGACCACTACCATTCAAAGAAGTGACATGTTCCTCAGTTGGATCTCCCACGAGAAGCCAACCCATGTCGCTAAGAAAACTGTATAGGGAAGAATGAAGGGGGGTGAGAACCTCAGTATTGTAAGAGGAATAACAGGTGACGATTCTCGGCTTTCCCTTGGAGAAAACCAGAGCCGTACGACATCTGTCAGAAAATGATTCCTCGTTCCAATTACCCCCAGTCTTGACTGAGTGAAGGAGTGATGCACTACCATTAGGTATAAAAGGACCCGGACGTGTATTCCAACCGTGTGGAATATTTGATCTAAACGTTCTGCGAAACGCGTCTAGATGATCCTGGTTCACTTCAACCGGCTGAGAAAGATAGCTCCGCCACTCATCTACTTTCTCAGCGAACCTTGGCTCGCAGTACTTACACACGGACCTTTCTACTTTCATACATGTCTTAACGCTTAGTTCCTGTAGTTCATTGAGTTTTTCCGGCATCATTTCCCTTACTGCCTTCCTTAACTCTCCACACTGGATTTCATCGCGTAAAAGATCACGATTGAACGGAACACAAAGATCGATAGAAAGTTGCTCAGCAAGGCAAAGTGCCTGAGCTCGAAGCTTCTCCGATCGAGTGCAGCTTGACAGGTCGGCAAGAGGCTGGAATATGTTGGAAGAACTATTCCTCGAACCTCTTATCGACCTTTCACCGTTGAAAGTAGTGGTCTTCTCTTCTTTACGAGCAGCACGAGCCACCCTAGCACAATGACGTTTTTTTCGTTTGAATTCCTTAACGTAACGGAATGGAGTCGAAGCTTCTCCGATCGAGTGCAGCTTGACAGGTCGGCAAGAGGCTGGAATATGTTGGAAGAACTATTCCT